AAGATCCATGTGACTGCTGCTGTTTTAGTTTTTCTTCTTCAAGGTGTTGTTGCAATAACCCGACATAGATATCTCGTTCCCAAGGCATCAAGTTTTCAATCTCTGTCAAAGAGTATTTATGATACTGCACCAAGGCAAAGTTGAGTTGGAAATAACTAATGAGATCCATGTGGATCATTGCTACGCGAAAAAAGACGCCAGTCCCTCTAAGACTACTTCACTTTCGACCTTGGTATTTGGATTCGTTACCTTAACTGTATGAGAAAGTTTCGGCATAGTTTCAAAGAACTTCTCAATGTCTTTAAACTGTGAGGAGTTCATTGATTCAAGGAAATCATTCACCTCTTTCTTTGTACAATCTGCAGCATCCCAAACATCATCTTCAGTATAGATTTTATCAATACAAGTAGCAATCAGTTCAAAAGATTGATCCATGGCACTGTTATCAGCAAAATCAAAATTGTTTTTGATGAACTGATCAAGCGATGGATACTTCATCTCCATCATAATTTTTTTATCAACCCTAATTTGATTAGTGTGATCCTCACTCTTTTGAACTTCAATATCATCAAGGTTAATAGTTACAGAAACCTGCGTTTCTTCGTCATCGGGGCAGATGATATTTACATCAATCTCTTCACCGACTGACTTGCCTCTAATATTAAGGAACAAGTATTCAATATCAAAGGTAGGAAGTTGCTCTACTTTAATACCTCTTGTAGTGATACAGTTTTTAATAACTGATTTAATTGCAGTGGTGATCTGCTTTGTGTCCTGACTTTCTAATGCGATCACCAAAACTTTCTCTTCTTTTACAAGAAAAGGTCTATAGGTAATCGTTTGTCCTGTAGATGGCAACTCAAGTTCATATGTAGGAGTCGCAATTTTTGGTAAAGGCATAATATCTTATAAAGATTTCAGTATGATTATTTAGAGGTGTGTTAGAACAAATTAGTTCTAAAATTAGATTGAGTGCTGAATAGATCTGGTGAGAAATTTGAATCGAATGGTATTCTATTGTTTAATCCTGCTTGACCCTCAGGCGTAAAGAGAGATGAGAAATTTAAGTCTGATGCTTGAGAACCTACCTGAAAATCGGAACCGAAAGGAATACTAAAATTAAGAGGAGAATCTGCTGCTCCAATAAATCTATCGGAACTACTGTCTTTAGTTTTGGTAATTGGTGGATTTGTATTATCTACAACATACCTGATATATGACATTGAAACCGTACACTTCAAAAGATTAGATTGATCATATGATATAGGCATTGATGCAATTGATAATGGGAACACTCTCATAAAAGTGTATGTCAATTGTCCAGCATCTTGTGGATCAATTGCTAGAAAACCACGGAACTTATTCTTGGTTGTTCCAAAAGTGCTCTTTTCAAATTTAGTTATTCTCATGCCACTGTCGGACATGTAAGTATCCGGGTATTCAAAACTATAAAAATAATCTTTATCAAACGCTGTTGGCACAGTGTCATCTATTTTTTGAGTGCTCTGTCTAGTGATATAGTTTATCCAAGTCTCAAAGAATCTGATCGGCATATAGTTTTCTGCATTGACATAGAATGTCAAGTCAATTCTATCATCAAATATTTTTCTATGCGCGTGCTTCTCTGTCACACCAGTGCGATCATTATTTAATTCTAATGTTGCAAGTCTAGCCCCAGGAAGGACAGTCTCACAACACATCAAGTTAAGTCTGTCCTGATCTATCGGAATACCATTTCTATTAAAGTATTCTAAATTAAGAGGACCAGTGCTCGGCAAAGGAATCTGTACATAGTATAGAGAAGTGAGAGCAGGACTCAACAACTTACTTTTAATTTCTTTAATACCTAGTGGTTGAGGCATTTATAAATACTATTTGACCTTATATATTATGTATAAGAGAAATGGGAGAAAGTATCAAAAGCAGATATAAACCATCATATCCTGAGAAGTATCAAGGCAATCCAAACAATATCATTTGTAGAAGTAGTTGGGAGAGAAAATTTTGTAGATGGTGTGACTTGAATAAAAGTATTGTATCTTGGGCATCTGAGGAGTTCAGTATTCCCTATGTGTCACCAGTTGATAATCGTGTCCATAGATACTACCCAGACTACTTGATCAAAGTCAAAGAGTCAACTGGTAAAGTTAAGACATATGTGATTGAGGTCAAACCAAAGAAGCAAACTGCACCACCAAAGAAACCAAAGAGGCAAACCAAATCATACATCTATGAGTGT